ACACGCGACCTCTGGCCGAGGTCAACTCAACGCGATGCTTCTCGATCCGATCGACGGCATCACGACCGTCGCCGAGACTGGCGCAGCGAACTACGTCATTGCGTAACGAGGAGATTCGATGCGAAACTCGCAAGACTTCAAGATGGTCGTTCTCGATCATTCGTTCGGTCAGAGTTTCACGGCATCCGTCGACACTCAAGGATACCGATACGCTCGAATCATCTTCTGCTCGGATTCAGCGGGAAGGCTCGTAAGCGGAACGAAGATCGAGCAGTCGGACAAAGGCGTAACTTGGGAGGCCATTCCGAAGATGGTCGCTGGAGTCGACTATGTTCTTCCGAGCAAGGCGACAGTGACGACACAACCGAAGATCGTTTGGGATGTCTCGATGCTCGGAAAGAAACGATTCCTCAAAGCGACCATCGAGCAGATTACTGAAGGAAATTCGATCATCATGGCTCAACTTCTTGAGCCGATCGATTCCGTCACGACTGCCGACGAAACGGGAGTCACGACCTACGCGCTCGGATGATTTACGAACCTCTTTCTTTTTCCGGTGGGGAGGCGGCACGTCCGTCTCCCCTCTATCATTCCGAAGCCAAACGGCAAGGAGACAAAATGGAAGAACTGAAGGACGGAGCCGACATCGGCTCGGGCTTGACGCAGATCCGCACAGAGGACGCGATTCCTTGGCTTCGCTCGATCGCATCGCAACTCAAAGACGGAGCAGAACTCCGACTCGAAGTGCCTGATCTCGACGGAGTCTTGAAAGCCTACAACGAAGGCGAGCCAGAGACGGAAAAGATGCTGATCGGCGAAGGCGCGAAGTCGCTTTGGAATCGCGAGAAACTCTCGCGCGTTCTGAATCTCGCAGGCTTCGAGATCTCGCGCGGCAAGAATGGTTGGGCTTGGAACGAGACGAAGACGAAGATTTCCGTCGTCGCTCGCAAGTACTCGCGGCCTAGTCCGTCTTTCCCGATGAAAGACATTCATTGCATCATGTCGCTTCCTCGCGTTTGTTGGACGGACACGCAAGGTGAATTGCATCAAGCGTCGGCCAAACTAGGATTCAACGTCTCGCGATCAACCGGAGTTTTCTGGGGCCAATGCCTCGAACGTTTGATCGATACTTGCCTGACGATGGAAGGCATCAAGTACGTTCTGACGGTCGACTACGATTCGATCTTTGACGCGGAAGACATTATTCGTCTCTGGCAAGTGATGGAGACGCGGCCTGACGTTGCCGCGCTCTGTCCGCTTCAGATCGGACGAGATAAAGATCTTCCGCTCTTCTCGATCAAGAACGACGACGGAACTCTTCTCAGGGAGATGACGGAAGATCGGCTATACACGGACGCGCTCGAAATGAACACGGGACATTTCGGCCTCACTCTGATTCGCCTCGATTCGCTTCGAGATCTTGCTCGGCCTCTCTTCCTCGGCGTTCCGAACAAAGAAGGCACTTGGGCAGAAGGCCGCGTCGATGACGACATCTTCTTCTGGAATCGTCTTCGCGAAGCAGGCAAGAAAATCTGCCTCTGTCCGCGAGTTCGCATCGGTCATCTTCAGAACGTCGTGACGTGGCCTGCCGAAGACTGCCGATCGATCACGCAATATCTCTCGAAATACCATGAAGACGGGAGACCGATCGAATGCATGACCTTCTAATCGTTCTCCGAAACTGCGCGATACACGTCGACGGCGTAGGCCGAAGAGATCTTCGAGCTGGAACGATCGTCAATGTCTCGCACGAAGCAGCGAAGACTCTCGTCTCGAAGGGATACGCGAAACACGCGATCGAGCCTGCTCCGCTCTTTGTGGATTCGACTCGACTCAATCAAACGCCGAAGAAGAAGCCAAGGAGAGCCGATGGCCGTAGCGACGAACTCACTCACGACACTAGTCAGCCTCAAAGCATATCTCGGCGTGACGACGACGACCGACGATGCGCTGATGGAGAGCCTGATCGACCGAGCGAGTGACTTCATTCAGCGATACTGCGCTCGAAACTTTGTCTCGCAGCGGTACTACGAGTGGCACGATACGTATGGAGCCGATCGAATTGCGCTGAAGAACAATCCAGTCGAGCACGTTCGATTTGTCGGAGTAGGCTACGACAATGCTGTCTCCGTTCAATCAACAATCTCAAGCGATATCTCCGTGACGATCGGAGTCGATAGCGATCACGTCCATCTTCATCGAATCAATTCGTCTGGAGTTGAGACATCGAGCCAAGCCGTGTTCGCAACCTATCCGTCGACGAATCTGCTTGCGGCAGCAATCTCTGGCGTGACTGGCTTCTCGGCGAGCGCGGTCTTGAATTTGCCGACGAAGTACCTTCGGAAGATCGCAGGCGCGGATCTCAAGCAGAAGACGATTTACCTTCAGGCTCCGACGGATTCGCTGACTGACTACATGATCGACGATGCGAGGGGAATTATTTACGGCCCTACGCTGACACAGTATCGTTCGTTCTTCGTTGACTATGAAGGCGGATACGGAGTGATTCCATACGATCTTCAGCAGGCGACGATTGAGATGGCATCCCGTCTTCTGAACTCGCGGAAGCGCGATCCGAGCCTTCAGAGCGAATCGCTCGGCGGATATTCGTACTCGCTTCGATCTGTGTCGGATCTCGACTCGTCGACGAAGTTGGTTCTCGATTCGTATCGGCGGCTACGATGAGCATCGAGACGCTTGTGAATCAGTTCGGAATGACGCTCTATATCCGTCTTCCGGCCTACACGGTCGAATCGGACGGATCGATCTCTCGTCAGTATGGCCGAGTCTTTACGGCGACAGGATTCATTCAGCCTGCCTCACAAAGCGAGCCAGTCATTCAAGGCCGATACGAAGGCCGAACTTCCGCGACGATTTACTTTGCCGGCGCACTCACGATCGGCATCGACTACGAGATTCACGACTCGGAAAGTTTGACTACTCGGCAATGGCGCGTGACGGGTGTCGTGAATCCTGCGGAACTCGGGCAAACTGGCGCACGTCCTGCTCTCAATATGACGGTCGTCGACTGCGTCGAAGTCGAGCCGAACGCAGAACTCGGCGGCGCATAAGGAGAGGTCAACGAATGAGCGGCGCGAAGTTCAACCATGAAGCGATTCTCGAAACGATGCGAGTCGGCCTGCGTGAAGGCATGGATGCGACGCTTGTCGGATCTGCTCGTCTTGTTCGTCGTCGACTCTCGCAAGCAGGAATGGGATTTCTCTACCGAGTCGCAAAAGGCAAGGCAAAGGGACGAAATCTTCGAGCGCGTGGATACCATCGCGCATCTCTTCCAGGTCAGCCGCCTGCCGTGAATACGAATCGGCTTCGAGCATCATGGAGCGTCGAGACGGTTGGAAATCGTCCAGACGGATTCGCGAACATCTTTGAGAACGGACGCGCGGTCGTGCTTCGATACGGAAGCAACGTGCCATACGCGCCGATGCTTGAATTCGGAACTCGCCGGATGAAGCCACGTCCTTACATCAAGCCTACGCTGCCGCAAATCTCGATGATCTCGCAACGATTCCTCAAGATCGCCGTCAAGCGAGCATTTGCGAGGACTCCATGAGCAAAGCAATCCTCGACGCGGTGAAGACTCGGCTCTATGCGACGACCTCGATCACGACTGCGCTCTCGTCTCGGATCTACTACAACTCCGCGCCGGCAAACGCGAATCTTCCTCTTCTCGTCTACACGGCGACTGTGAGGACGACTCCATACTTCGGCGCGATCACGCGGCACGAAGTGGAGATCGAGTTCGCGATTCAGTACGGCAACGAGAACGGAATCGATGCGTACACAATCTCGGACGGCCTCGCGACGGCGTTCTCGACTCCGATCGCCGTATCTGGCTTCGACGCGCTTCGCGGAGTTCGCATCGAGCGCGGTGTGCCATCATTCGCGGATGATGGTTGGACGATGATTGAGCGGTGGCGATTCGTCGCGCACGACACATAAGGAAACCTCATGGCAATCGATACATATCTTATCGGCAACGACGGAAACGTCTCCTACACGATCGGAACGACGACGGCCGTTCAGACCTTTTTCAAGGTCCAGAGTTTCGCTGCGACTCTCTCGCGGCCTGTCTCGACTCTGACGGCCTTCGGCGATACTGGACAGCGGAAGCGTCTCGGTATGCTCGATTTGACTGGCTCGCTGAATGCCATCGTCGGTATCGATTCGACGGCAGGAACTTCGACGAGCCACACGAATCTCATTCTCGTCTCGTCGCAGGACACGACGACTACGCGTCCTGCCTTGAGCCTCACGCTCTATGACAGCACGAACGACGCAAAAATCACATCGAACTGCGTCTTCTCATCGTTCGCGTTCAATTCAAACAAGACTGGCGACACGACGATGACGGTCAACTTCGAGAACGCGGACGGCGCGGCTCCCGTCGTCACTTGGCTGATCTCATGAGCATCTCTGCTACTGAAGTCATTCCTCTCTTCCGGCCTTCCGATGCGGACTGGATCGTGACTCTCGTCACGAAACAAGGCCGAACGATTTCGCGTCGAATCAGCGGAGGACGGCTTGAAGAGGAAGCGGCAGTCCGAGTCGCGATGAACGCGAGCGAAGTCAGCCTTGCGGATCTCGATTTGTATACAGTCCGCCGCGCATCCGATCGATCTCTCGTCGTCAACGGCGACGAGTTTCTTGCACATCTCAAAACGAAGAAGAGGGACTGATGGTTCATCCTTGGAATGAAACGCTTCCTGATGGTCGCGTCGTCACGATTCGGCCTTTGACCGTTCGTCAGCGTATCGCGCTCACGAACGAACTCGCAGACATTCGAGCAGGCGAAGCGCGGAAGGCGGCGGAGATCGCAGGCCTTCCCGTTTCGCTTCAGGCCGTCGAGAAGGCTCGCAGAGACGCTCTCGTCGCTTCGGCCCTAGTTCTGGACTGCTACACGCTCGCAGGCTCTCTGCGCGTTCTGTGCGCCGCGAGCGAGTTCGGCGAGTTGATCGCGGATTCTGTCGACGCGAAGCGAGCCACAGAGATCGCGCTTCGTGCGCTCGGATTCGGCGGAGACGATCGAGAAGAGAAGCAAGCGGGAAACTGACTGGGCCTCCGCGCGAGCCGATGCCTCGCGACTATCTCGCG